GGTTTTTATACAGAATATAAGACCGGAAAAGAGAATAATATTGAAACGTATTTAAAACAAAACGCAACAGAAATCAACGAGATTATTAACAGATCAATTTTAATGTCTTAATTTAAAAACCATGAACTTAAACGACATTTTAACCCTTATTGGCTTTTCGGTATTTGCAATCGCTTTGCCGTTATTCGCAGCCGGATTAATTCACTACATTGCTGAGCGTGCAAAGAAACTAAAATAGGTTTACTGATGAGGCTTAGAGTAGCCGAAACGCCGTTGAGGCGTCTAAACCAATTAAATTAAATTACTATGTATTACGACAAAATTAGCGACATCGCAAACAATTTCTTTTTTCAGCTAACATTTGAGCAAATAGAACAAATTTTTGGCATTGACCTTATCGGCTTATCAGAGGACGAAACAGAGGTTAAATTACAAGAGGTACAAGAGCTTTGGAATAGTTTAGATTGGAATAGTGTTATGCAAATAATCAATGATAACGAATAGAGCCTAACTGATGAGCCTTTAATAGGCGAAACGCTGGCACTAGCTGGCGTCTTAGGCATTAACGCTTAAATACGTTTTTTAGTTTATTATTGGTTATTATCGGGGGTTATTCGCATAGATTTAGCCCCCTTTAATTTGAACCTTTATCGATATGACGTAAGAAGCGAAGCGGTATTGATGAAGCGAAGCTGAATGACGCGAAATAAAGCGATTTAAAAGCCTCAAATAAAATATGGATATAAGACATCAAATAAGAAAAACAATAGCTCACAGAGCCTATAATAAAGCCAAGCAATACGGCAATAAGATAGGCAAAGAAAGCAACCCACGAAACGTAGTGGAAGTGGTACGAAGTACCTATGTGATTTCCGGAGCCTATCTGATTTCTTATACCCTATGTAATTTTTGAATATGTGTAACAACATTGTGACAATTTTTTGACAAATAATTTTTGGATATATTAACTTTTACTTATTTTTACATAAACAAAACCAAATAACAATGACAACTTTAAAAGAAAACATCAAAAAAGAAGATCTTTCTGTAATGGAAGAACTACTACACCAAGCTAACTATCAGATTTCTGATTTAGAAGCTATCTGCCGAGCAGAAGTTTACGGATGGGACGTAGAACTGGAAGTCTACCCTCCAGGTGAATCCTACCCATCTTATTTCCGAGTACACTACTATCTATTTTCGGAATTAGCTGACGAATGGTACGAGGCCAATAATATTTCCGAATGGTTAAAGGACGAGTGGATGCCAAAGTACGACAGAGAAGGCCTTAAGGAATCCGGTGTAATGTATTGGTATCAGAACTTAGCTTCAGATAAAAACCAACTAGAAGTAACAAACTATGTAATTAACCGATTATTTAACCTAGTATTTTAAAACCATGACAACAACAGAAGCAAAAACCAAACGCCACCAATACGTGGCAAGGTTTATCAAGAAAGACGGTACAGTAAGAGCTATACGCTTTAGAACTGACGTAAAGTCCGAAGGTGATGGACAATTAGCCTACTCCCCTACTGAAAAAGGATTGAAGCTGGTATGGGATAGTGATGCTAAGGGATGGAGGATGATTAATGTCTATACTGTGTATGAATTAACAATTAAAGGTAAAACCTATTTAAACGACAACGCTAAACAACAACTAATCGAATTATGAGTATTAAAGAATTAGACATTAGAACATTAGAGGCCCAGGGCTTCAAGAATGTTGAGGTAGGAGTAAAAGGTGGTTACTGGTTTGAATCAGATGACTATACCTACTTCGTAGATGAACCGGGCGAGGATGTACGCAATACTTTAGCTATGGCTACGCTTTATTCGCCTTGCTGTGGTGAGGAAGTAGATGAGGACTGGATGATTTGTCCAAACTGTAAAGAACACGTATAATTAAAAATATAGAAACCATGACAAAAGAAATTATTGAAAATCTAATCGAGACGGATGTTCTCCAAAGAGAAAGATGCGATACCTTATCAAGAAGGGTAGATATGCTGATTGAAGTTAGCCAAATGAGAAAGAACACAATCGACGCATTGATAGAACGCATAGAAAAATTAGAACAAAGAGTTAAACAATTAGAAAATGAATAGCAAAGAACAAAGCGTAATGGTAGCAGGATTCTGCTTTCTGGCGATGATAGGATTAATTTTATTTATGGCTTTATGGAAGTTGGTAGCCTAGTCCTGTGCCATTGTGCATACGAAAAATATCAAGACCACTTTGATTTCGACGTTAACATACCCCTACCTGGTAAAATCTATACGATAAGAAAGGTAATAACGCTCGGAACTTTCAAAGGCTTGCTATTAGAAGAAATCATTAATGAGAAAGTAGACACGTTAGAGTTTGGCGAAATGGAACTACAATTTGAAGCTACTTGCTTTAGCGTAGTACAGGAAGCCGACCTATCAGAAATTAAACAATTATTAAGATGAACAATATTACAGTAAGAGGCTTTAGAAAGCCAACACCAAAAATGAAGCTACTAGTCGATACATCGATTACTCCTAAAGAGATGGCTACAATACGTTACCATAAACTTTACGAACAAACGATGATCAGGAAAGCCGAAAGATTAGAAAACCCAAAGAGAAACTATTTAGAAGAATTAAAACAAATAATTAAACAAGCACTATAACACGAAACGAAGTGGTAGTGATAAAACGAAGTGAAATCATGAAAATTACAGTAGAACAAGGCGAAAGAATTAGGCGATCGCTGGCTAAGATGAAAGTCCTAAACCGATTAATGGAATTTGAATACTATATGGAGATGCCCGACATCGCTAAGTCTAGCCTAGTCCGCAATCATGTAGCAAAACTAAGGACATCAATCGACCAAATAAGAGTTAATCTCAACCATGTAGTTAAAACGAGCGAACAAGAGGTCTTAGATGAGTTCTGCGGGGAGCTTTTAGATTCATTGGAGGTTTTATGCCAAATGGACTTAGAGTCGCTTAAATCGTTTAATAATGACATGAGATTATTTTTAGAAGAACAATATAAGGAGGTAGAAAATGAAGCTAAGTGATTACAGAAAGAATAGGAATTTGAGTCAGCAGGAAGTTGCTGATAGGATGGGCGTAACACAAGCATTTGTATCAATAATCGAATCGCATAACAATCCAACAATTAAAACACTAAGGAATTATTTTAACGCTATGGGCTATACACTAAGTATCGAGCCGAAGTTCGAAGGGTACAAGTCCATACTAAAAAAGAAAGATCATGTTTAGCAACCAAAAAGAAAATCAAGAATTCGATCAGTGGCTGTATGCTAACTGGTGGACACAAAAGACCGAATCCATGTTTTATAACTTAGAGACTCAGGAACAGATTTCTTACGAGGACTTGTATAAGATATGGCAAAAACACCAACCTAAAACAATTTGGTTTAACCTGTACTATACCGAAAAAGAAGGCTACTACGTCCGTCAAGTTTTTGAAGATAAACTAGGAGCCGATATGGAAGCTGCAGGAGTAGACTCATTTATTAAAACAATTAACCTAGCAATATGATTAACCCAAGGCAAAAGGCATCTGAATTAGTTTACCAATTTTACAGAATGAATCGCAGGTTTAACACAGAAAAAAATTCAAAAATTATTGCAAAAGAGTCTGCATTAATTGTGGTAAAAGAAGTTATTAAAGATATGAAATGGCTAGATACAATAGTATATTGGCAAGAAGTTAAAGAAGAAATAGAAAAATTATGAAAATCAAACTATCATCAAAACGAGAACTCCACGCTTATTTCAACATAGGCCCGGATTCATTTATCAACTGGTTCTATTTCCGATTAAATACCAACAAAAGCATAAAGAAATTTGGCTTTACGATCGAAATAGATTTGCTAAAACTTATAAATATTAGTATATTTACTATCGACAAGGATGATCCACATTTATTCATCTAGTAGTTATCAACAAACTTAATTAATAATTAAAAAATGACAGAGTTAATTAAAAAGATGGTTGCAATCCAGTCAGAACTGAAAGCACCAAAAAATCAAGTCAATTCCTTCGGGAAGTACAAGTATCGCTCCTGTGAGGATATTATCGAGGCTGTTAAGCCACTATTAGCAAAGCATAACGTGTATATGCTGATTTCCGATGAGATCGTAGAAGTTGGAGGTAAGAACTACGTAAGGGCAGAGGCCACAATTTACGACGGTGAAAATAAAATCTCAGCTTCAGCAGTTGCTCGTGAGTCTATCGACAAAAAGGGCATGGATGATGCACAACAAACCGGTGCTACTAGCTCTTACGCTCGTAAGTATGCTCTAAACGGCTTATTCGGCATTGACGATACAAAGGATGCAGATGCAACAAACACTCATGGCAAAGAAGCGACGCCAGTAAATAGCTTTAAACCTTCATCAAGTTTCTTATAATGGAAGAATCACAAGTAACAGTATCGACAAAAACCTTTGACCCGATTAAATACGAAATTAACTGGGGTAAGGTAAAGACAGTTCAGGACATCAAAGATATTCTGAGTTCCCTAGAGATTATGTTTACAATTCCCGCTGAGGTAGCCCCACCTAAACAAAAGCTACTTCACGAAAAAGGGTTACTTAAAGTAAAAGAATAATGAGTATTAAACCTATATTGGTTTGTGAATGTCCGAGTAGTTTTGGACAAGAGAATATTGACGATATAAAATATAGATTAGGTAAAGTTCTAGACAAAGATTATTATGTTATAGTAACGCCAAATGATTATATAAAATATCCAATATTTAAAACAAATCATCCAGATTTATATTCACTAGAAGGATTAAAAGAAATAATAAAATGAAAGGCGACCAAATTATAGCATGGGTATTAATCATTAGTACCTTTCTAATCGGAGGCAAGGCTCTAAAGCTATTAGATATTTCTTGGACTATTGCTTTTGCACCGGTAGCTACTTTAATGATAATTTCTTTGGTTATATTTGTACTTAGCTTTATCTTTATGTACAAGGCAATCACTAAAAAGATAGACGAAGATGGCGATAGAACACAAGAGTGACGAATGGTATAAAGTCAGAAGCGGAAAGTTTACTCCTAGCGAACTTCACAAGCTGATGACCGAACCTAAAAGCAAAGCGGATATTCTATCAGTAGGAGCAATAACCTATATCAAAGAGAAGATAGCAGAAACACTAATTGAGAACCTGCCAAATGAAAATGAATTTACAAATGCTGCGACAGCTTGGGGTAACTCTTATGAGGATGAAGCAATATCTTTATTCGCTGACCTCTCAGATACGGAGATTATTAAACCAGGCTTTATCGAGCAGAATGATTACTTTGGCGGAACTCCTGATGGTATTGCTGCAGATGGTTCTTTTGGTATTGAGGTTAAGTGTCCTTATAACGCTACTATCCACTTGGATAATCTTATTCTCGATCCTTTGGACTTCCCGAAAGTTCGTAAAGAATATTATTACCAAATTCAAGGGTATGCGTTATTGACCGGTATCGAAGATTGGTATTTTATCAGCTACGACCCACGTCAACAAGATCCGTTCAAGTTGAGGTATATCGTAGTAAAGCGAGATAAAGAAGTACAAAAAAGAATCATTGAAAAACTTAAAATAGCAAACGATTACAAACAAAAATTAATTAACAATCTAAAACAATTAAAATGAGTACAGAAAGAAAGACGCAATATTGCGGTTCAGCACAAGAGTTAGGCGACAGCTTATTAATCGACCTAAACATCAACCAGTTAAGAGAAATCTTATCTAATCCTGACAACGATCAATTCAAGAAAGAGTTCACTACGAAAGATGGGCAGACTCAGGAAGTAATTAAATTAAAAGCCGTTAAACGCAAAGAGGCTCAAGGTTATTCTACCCACTTCTTATGTTTAAATGATTATGTCAAAGGTGAGAAAGCTCAAGAAAAAGATCTCCCTTTCTAAAATCAAGTTTACCGACGATTACCGTTGGGACTTAGCTTTTGAAGCAATCAAGGAATTAACAGGAGTTAGCCCGAACGCCATTAGAAGGTCTAGTAGGGTTACTCCACTTCCTGCTGCTAGGATGATGCTGGCTTACCTAATGTACAAGGATTTAGGAATGACTCCAGCATATATTTCTCATCAAATGAATAAGGATAGAACAAATCTTTATTACGAGATTTCAGCACTAGAGGAGTATAAGCAGACTGACCCTTACAAAAGCTATTACGAAGCGTTTAGCGAACTATTTTACAAGAAATTAAAAGACTTAGGCTATTGTTGTCCTTGCTGTGGAGCATTAGAGCCATTAGTAAAAGGAGACAAGCCATTAAAACCAAATA